TGGTAAAGGATCTAAAGGTGCTTTAACTGGGGTAACTAAGTTTTCAATGGAAGAAGTACCAGCAAATCGTATGTTCTTAGAATATATAGCTAGACCTCAAACAGCTGATATATTTTTTGAAGATGTACTAATGGCAATCCATTTTTATGGTATGCCTATATTAGCAGAAAATAATAAACCTAGGTTATTGTATTATTTAAAGAGACATGGTTATAGAGCCTTCTCAATGAATAGACCTGATAGAGTTTGGAATACATTATCGGCAACTGAAAAAGAAATTGGTGGTATACCGAATACGTCTGAGGATATTAGACAAGCACACGCCGCAGCGATTGAGTCTTACATAGACAAATATGTGGGGTTTAATAATGGGCATATGGGTGATATGTATTTCCAGAGAACATTAGAAGACTGGGCAAAATTTGATATAAATAATAGAACAAAACATGATGCTTCTATTAGTTCAGGATTTGCTTTAATGGGGTGTAATAGAAATCTATACAAGCCAACAAAAGACAGAGTAGTTAATAGGATTAATCTTGGTATAAAGAAATATGATAACAAAGGATACTCCTCACAAATAATTAGAACATGATTGAAACAGTTTATAAAAGTTCGTTTCCAAGTCAAATAGCAACAAACGAGGAAAAAAGCTCATTAGAATACGGGCTGATGGTTGGGCAAGCTATAGAGCAGGAGTGGTTTAAAAAAGACTCTGGAGCGAATAGATTTTATGCTAATAGGGATAACTTCCATAAATTAAGATTATACGCTAGGGGGGAACAGTCAATAAAGAAATACAAAGATGAATTAGCAATTAATGGTGATACATCTTATTTAAATTTAGATTGGAAACCAGTACCTATAATACCAAAGTTCGTTGACATAGTAGTTAATGGTATGTCTAATAGACCTTATACACTAACTGCATATTCTCAGGATCCATCTTCTACAGCAAAAAGAAGTAAATATATGGAATCATTACGTACTGATATGTACGGTAAGGAGTTTGCTAAGATGGTTAAGGAATCTATGGGCTTTAGTCCATCGGCAAATAAAGAGGAAGATATACCAGACAACGAAGATGAATTAAACTTACACATGCAATTGTCTTACAAACAGTCTATAGAAATAGCACAAGAAGAGGCGATAAACAATGTGATGGAGAAAAATAAGTACGAGTTAATAAAAAGAAGACTTGACTATGATTTAACAGTAATAGGTATTGCAGCGGTAAAAAATTCATTTAACAAAGCTGAAGGTATAACATTAAGATATGTTGATCCTGTTGATCTTGTTTATTCTTATACAGAATCACCTTATTTTGAAGATATATATTATGTTGGTGAAGTAAAGTCGGTACCAATTAATGAACTAAAAAAACAATTCCCGGATTTAACATTACAAGATTTAGAAGAAATATCTAAATATACCGGAGGATCTAATACAAGATATAAAAATGAATATACGCCGGACAATTCTTTGGATGCAAATTGTGTATCTATACTTTATTTTGAATATAAAACGTTCAGTGACCAAGTTTATAAAATAAAGAAAACAAATGCTGGTGGTGAAAAAGCTTTAGAGAAGAGCGATAGCTTTAACCCACAAGGTGAGAATGATTTATTTGAAAAAGTATCTAGGACTATTGAAGTTTTATATACAGGAGCAAAGATAGTTGGGCAAAAGAAAATGCTAGAATGGAGGTTAGCTACAAATATGGTTAGACCAAAGGCGGATACTAATAAAGTAGAGCTAAGTTATAACATTGTTGCACCAAGAATTTATAAAGGTAAAATAGAATCATTGGTTGGTAGAATGACATCTTTTGCAGATATGGTTCAACTAACGCATTTAAAATTACAACAAGTGCTATCCAGAATAGTACCAGATGGTATCTATATGGATGCTGATGGTTTAATGGAGATTGATTTGGGTAATGGTACTAACTATAATCCTGCAGAAGCATTAAACATGTATTTCCAAACTGGTTCCGTTGTAGGTAGATCTATGACTCAGGATGGAGATTTGAATCATGGTAAAATGCCTATAACAGAATTAAGTTCTAATGGTGGAGGTACAAAAATACAAAGCCTTATTACAACTTATAACTATTACATACAAATGATACGTGATGTGACAGGTTTGAATGAGGCAAGAGACGGATCAATGCCAGATAAAGATTCACTCGTTGGTTTGCAAAAAATGGCTGCTGCTAATTCAAACACGGCTACAAGACATATATTGCAAGCAAGTACGTACTTAACGTTAAAAAGCGCAGAGTGTATAGCATTAAGAATATCTGACGTATTAGAATTTTCACCGACACGTGAATCATTTATAAATACCTTAGGTAGAATGAATGTAGGTATCTTGGATGATATAATGGATTTGCACATGCATGATTTTGGTATATATTTAGAGTTAGCCCCTGACGAAGAGGAAAAACAAAAACTAGAAAACAATATACAAATATCATTACAAGCTGGACAGATATATTTAGAAGATGCTATTGACTTACGCGAAATACGTAATATAAAATTAGCTAATCAATTATTAAAAGTAAGGAGAGTTAAGAAATTAGAGTCAGATAGAAAACAAAGTGAAGCACAAGCACAAGCTCAAGCACAAGCTAACGCTCAGGCTTCTCAGGTTGCAACTCAATCAGAGATGATGAAACAAAACGCTATAACCGAATCAAAAGTAACTATAAACAAATCTCAAGCTGAGTTTGATATAAAACGATTAGAGCGTGAAGCTTCAATGAAGAAAGAGCTTATGCAATTTGAATTTGATTTGAATATGAAATTAAAGAAAATGGAGCTTGATATATTAAATTCTAAGGATAAATACAAAGAAGATAGAAAAGACGATAGAACAAAAATACAAGCTTCGCAACAATCAAAATTGATTGAGCAAAGAAATGGTGGCACAGGTCCTCAGGATTTTGAAGACGATATGGATATGGAGGATGACACAATGGACGATAACCCAATGGTGGAACCTGAAGAGCCAAACGATAACGCGCAACAGAACATGCCGCCAATGGGATTTGAATCCGCAGGTATGGACACAATGAATGGTTTTGGATTAGGACAATTTGAGCCAAAATAAAATAATAACTAATTATATAATATTTAATCATGTCAGACACAGTAAAAGTAGACTTATCACAACCATTAGAAAATAGTGTTGCTGATACAGTAAAAGTAGATTTATCTACACAAAATGAAACAGTTAATGTTGATACACCAGTGGTTGATGAACCGCCAGTGAAAAAACCTCAGAGACAAAGTAGAAAAGCTTTAGAGCCAGAGGTGTATAAAGTCGATTTAAGAGACTATAATGAAGCTCCTGTACTAGAAGATACTAAACCAATTATTGATCAACCAGCGCAGCCTAATGAGTCCGTAGAGGATACAATTGTTGTAGATGAAGTAGTAGATGCTCCTGTATTAGATACAGATGATGTTTACGCAGGCTATGGATTAGATGATGACGCATCAGTACCGGCAGATAGTAGTACAGTTGAAGAAGATGACGATCAACCAGAAAACGTTAAAGACCTTATTAGGTTTTTAAAAGATACAAATGGTACGGTAGAGGATTATGTTAGATTAAATTCGGATTATTCTAATACAAGTGAGGATGTTTTATTAAAGGAATACTATAAAAAAACAAAACCTCATTTGGATAACGAAGAAATAGATTTTTTGATTGAGGATAGTTTTTCATATGATGAAGACTATGACGATCCAAAAGATATAAGAAAAAAGAAATTACTTGCTAAAGAAGAATTATCAAAAGCAAGGAAGTATTTAGAAGATATAAAAAAAGAGTATTATAAAGAGATAAAATCAAATGCCAAATTATCAACTGAGCAAAAAGAGGCAATAGATTTTTATAATACTTATAAAGAAAATACAAAAGTTGCAGAAGAAAATAACCGCAAAAACGCTTTACATTTCAACAACGAGACTAAAAAGGTCTTTGAAAATTTCAAAGGTTTTGAATTTAATGTTGGAGACCAAAAGTTCAGTTACAATGTAAAGAACCCGAAAGCGGTTATGGATTACCAAAGCGATATTAGCAATTTTGTCAAGGAGTTCCTAGGCGATAACAATGCTATTAAAGATGCTAGAGGTTATCACAAAGCACTTTTTGCTGCCAAGAATGCAGATACTTTGGCCAGCCATTTTTACGAACAAGGTAAAGCAGATGCTATTAGAGAGGTGACGGCCAAATCTAAAAACATTGACATGAACCCAAGAGGAGTACATCAAAATGATGGAATCAGTAGCAATGGCATCAAAGTGAGATCACTGGAGACAGCTGATAATTCTAGATTGAAAATAAAAATTAATAGATAACAATTTAAAAATTAAAAATTATGGGATTATATAATTCTAGTTTAGGTTTGCAAGGAAGCTTTTCATTAACTCCTGCGCCTACAAAAACATTATTCGCTGGTAACTACTTGACATTTGATAATGCAACAGGTGGTGGAACATTCGCAAAACAATTCTTACCAGACGTTTACGAGCAAGAGGTTGAAAGATATGGTAACCGTTCTGTTTCTTCTTTCTTAAGAATGGTTGGAGCTGAAGAGCCAAGCCAATCAGATCAAATTATCTGGTCAGAACAAGGCCGTTTGCACTTAGCTTATAAAGGTGTTGCTTTTAACTCTAACGCTGCTACTGAGAAAACAATCAATATTACAGGTCACTCAATTAGACTATACCAAACTGTTGTAATATCTACTGGTATTCTTTCTGAAAAAGCTATTGTTACTGGAATTGCACCTGACTCTATCACTGTTCAACCTTACAAAAATACTAACTTCTCAGTTATTTTACCTGCTACTCATTCAACAACCGCTGTGTTGAATGTGTTTGTATATGGTTCTGAGTGGGGTAAAGGTAGTGATATTCCTTCTACTTACGGATCTGTTGAAGCAGGTTTCCAACAGTTTTCTAACTCACCAATTATTTTAAGAGATCAGTATTCTATTTCAGGATCTGACGCATCTCAAATTGGTTGGGTTGAGGTTACTACTGAAAACGGTGCCAGCGGATACCTTTGGTATTTGAAGTCTGAGCATGAAGCTAGATTGCGTTTTGAAGATTATCTTGAAATGTCATTAATGGAAGGTGAGCTTTCTTCTAGCAATGCAACCACTGCATTTAATACAGCTACTTCTTCTGCGTTCTCATTAAAAGGTACTCAAGGTATGTTTTCTGCTATCGAAACTAGAGGTAACGTTTATCAAAACTTTGCTTCCGGAGAATCCACACTTTCTAATGCTGGTGCTAACAGATCGTCTCTTGAAGATTTTGACGAGATATTAAAAAATCTTGATAAGCAAGGTGCTATTGAGGAAAACATGTTGTTCTTAAACCGATCAATGTCTTTAAATTTCGATAATATGCTTGCTGCTGTTACTGTAAATGCGGTTGGTGGTACTTCTTATGGGGTATTTGACAACGCAGAAGATATGGCGTTAAACCTTGGTTTTTCTGGTTTCCGTAGAGGATCTTACGATTTCTACAAAACAGATTGGAAATACCTTAACGATGCCGGGGCCCGTGGATTATCTGGAGATATTACTGGGGTTTTAGTTCCTGCTGGTACTTCAACAGTTTACGATCAATCTTTAGGCAAAAATATCAAACGTCCATTCTTGCACGTACGATACCGATCTTCTGAAGCTGATGATAGAAAAATGAAATCTTGGATCACTGGATCTGTAGGTGGGGCGTCTAACTCAACTTTAGATAAAATGCAAGTAAACTTCTTGTCAGAAAGATGTTTAATTGTACAAGGAGCTAACAACTTCGTATTGTTTAAAGCTGCTACACAAACAGCATAACAATAATAATAGTGATTTTAACCGGTCATTAATTTGGCCGGTTATTATTACTTTAATAAAAATTATTTAATAAAATTATATCATGAAAGAAACAAAAAAAACAGATTGGGAAGTAAAAGATAGAACATATTTTTTAGCAGGTGATATTTCACCATTAACATACACTATAGCTAGCCGGCATACTACAACATACCCACTAATGTGGTTTGATGAAGAGAAAGGTTATAGTAGAGAATTAAGATATGCCACAAACCAAAAATCACCGTTTGTAGATGAACAAGTTGGGCCAGTAACATTGGCACATATTGTTTTTGAAGATGGTGTACTGCATGTACCAAAAACAAAACCAGCATTACAGCAATTAATGAGTTTATATCACCCACAGGTTGGTATAACGTGGTTTGAATTTGATGCTGTAACAATTGCTAAAGACGACATTGAAGATTTAATGTTAGAGGCAAAAGCAATGAATATCGCAATTGAGATGGACGTTACCCATGCCGAAGCCGTACTAAGAGTTGAGCAAGGATCTGAAGTGTCTAAAATGAGTTCTTCAGAAATTAGAAGGGACGTATTATTGTTCGCTAAAAACCAACCAGCTTTATTCCTGGATTTGATTGCAGATGAAAATGTAACACTTAGAAATTTTGCTATTAAAGCTAGGGAATTAGGCGTGATTAAATTAGATGAAGATCAAAGAACATTTAAGTGGGGCGCTAATGGTAAAAAAATAATGACAGTACCATTTGACGAAAATCCATATTCTGCAATGGCAGCATTCTTTAAAACTGATGAAGGTATAGAAATATACAAATCTATTGAGAAGAAAATAGGATTATAATAAACTTATGTATGTTGAGGCTCTGTTCTGGAGCCTCAATCTACATTAAAAAATATAAAGATGATAAATGTAAATAAAGTATATAGATCAGTTCTGTCTATTATAAATAAAGAACAAAGGGGATATTTAACTCCTGATCAATTTAATAAAATAGCTAGGCAAGTACAACTTGATATTTTTGAAAATACTTTTTATGAATACAATAGATCATTAAATAATAATAAATCATTTAAAATAAATGATGAGTATGCGAATACTCCTAAATTTATAAAAGAAAAAATAGATTTATTTTCTACAAGAATAAACCTACCAGTATATAAATCAACAAGGGATTCTTCTGGACCAGGTGTTGTACAATTACCTTCCATTATAGATAGAACACAAGCGGGTTATTCAAACGTTACATTTAAATTAAAAAAGCCTACTAAAGAAGATCTATTGCCTGTATTAGCTACTGGTACAAACTCAGTATTAGAATTTATTGAAAATGGCACGTATGGTTACGGTGTAGCTGGTACATTTAATTCATGGGCTGGTGTTGCAGCTAGTAAAATGATATTAAGTAGCGGTTCTACGGATATATTAGAAAAAACTATAAGCATACCGCATGGAGATTATGAATACAAATTTATAGTTGGTGAGGTAGCTCCTAATAAGGGGTTTAATTCAGAATTACTAATAGTTGGTTCTCCATTTACTACAACATTCGTTGACGTTCCAATATCTACTACATATACTAATAGGACATTAACTGTACCAACCACTGATATAGTATTACCATTAACTGTTTGGAGTCAGACTAGACCTGAAATAGCAAGTGTTTCTCCTATATATAAAATAGTTGGTTTAAGTACAATAGATAATAATTCAATATTAGAAGCAAGTAAATCTGAGATAGACACTTTAGTTAAATCAAAACTGACTAAACCTACCACTAATTACCCAATATATTGCAGAATTGGTGAGAACATAAATGTGTATCCAAATACGGTTAGTTCAATTAATATTGATTATATAAGAAAACCATTAGATCCTAAATGGGGTTATAATGTCGCTGGGGTAACTGGTAATTATCAGTACAATCCTTCAACGTCTGTTGATTTTGAAATACACCCTTCTGACGAGACAACTTTAATAATCAATATATTACAATATGCTGGTGTAGCTATAAAAGATGCGGATATAGTGAACGTAGCTACAGCTGAAAGAGCTAATAAAACAACAACAGAAAATCAATAAATATGGCAGCACCAACAATAACTAGTTTTTCTCCAACTACAGGACCGATCGGTACAGTTATTACTATAAAGGGTACTAACTTTGATGATGGTGATTTGTCTGTATTTTTTCAAGGTATAGAAGCGTCTACTGTTAAGTACATTGATTCTTCGACAATAGAAGCTACCATTGCAGAGGGTAATACGGGTTATATAAAAGTTGTGAAGAGTACTGTTGTTACTGGTGGATATACTATTACACAAGCGCAATCAGTAGGTGTTTTTACATACACACAAGTTGAGGGATTGATAAATATGACTGATGAGGAGTATTATGAAAATAATAATCTTGGCAATTACCAGTACATATCACTTGAAGACATCGTAAATAATTTTATGATAGGTTATGTTGGTGATGGTAAAATAATAGATCATATAAAAAGAACAGATGTTGTATTTCACGCTAAGCGCGGATTGCAAGAATTTAGTTACGATATACTGAAGACAGTTAAATCTCAAGAAATAGAGGTGCCACTTAGTATGTCTATACCTTTCCCGAAAGACTATGTTAACTACGTTAAGCTAACTTACGTTGACGATATGGGGATAGAACGTGTTATACTACCCACAAGATTAACAAGCAATCCTGTGCAGTCTATATTGCAAACAAATGATAAAGATGATAACTACGATGGTGATTACATCTATGACGAATTTGGTAACGTTATAACGTCAACATCAATAACAGAAGAACGATGGGGCACAACCAAAATAGAGGGATTAACAAATTACGATAATTACGGTACTTATAATTATTACACAACCACAAGGTATGGTTTAACTCCTGAGTCATCACATTTAAATGGTTGCTTCACAATAAATGAAAGAGAAGGTAACTTTTCATTCAGTAGTGAATTAGCTGGTAAAATAATTATACTAAAATATCTGTCTGATAGTTTAGGTACAGATTTTGAAATGCGTATTAATAAAATGGCTGAAGAAGCATTGTATATGCATATTGCTTATTCTATATTAGCATCAAAACTTAATGTGCCGGAATATATAGTTCAGCGATTTAAAAAGAGTAGCATAAGCGCAAAACGTAATGCTAAAATAAGGTTATCTAATCTTAAGATGGAAGAACTAACTCAAGTAATGAGAGGTAAATCTAAACAAATAAAACACTAGCAAATAATGGCGGAATCTAAGAATAATTTTCTTAAATCCAAAATGAACAAGGATATGGATAATAGACTTGTTCCTGAAGGAGAATATAGAGATGCACTAAATTTAAATACTTCAAGATCAGAAGGTTCTAATGTTGGTACAGTTGAAAATATATTAGGTAATAGTTTAGCGTATTTAAACAAAATATATGGTGGAGATGATCAGGTTATAACCATAGGTGTGTTATCTGATGAAAGAAATAACCGTATATTTTGGTTTGTGACAAACTTTACTGATACTCCTTCTATACCAAAAGCTCCTTACCAAGGTTCCAAATGTGCTATATTAATGCACAACGAGGGTGAGCAAACACAACCGACAATATTAGTGGAGGGGCACTTTTTAAATTTCAGCAAAAACCATTTAATTACAGGTGTTAATTTAGTAGAAAATTTATTGTTTTGGACTGATGGCTTTAATCAGCCTAGAAGAATAAATGTGGAAGCTATATTGTCTAATGAAAGATCTTATACGAGAGAAGAGCAATTATCTATTAGTAGATATGCTCCATATTTAGCCCCAAAAGTAACAAACTTATACAAAAGAGATGATAGCGTATTAAACGGGGTTAACGACTATCTATTAGACAAATTTGTAAGATTATCTTATAGATATAAATTTAAAGATAATGAGTATTCAATTATAGCACCATTCACTCAGATATTATTTGTGCCAAGAGATAATGGTAAATTAGATGCAGCTGCTAATACAAAGATTATACACACTGCGTTAGTGTCCTCAATGATAAATGACATTAGTTCTGTAACAATAAATATACCAATGCCTTCATTAGATATGCCTAAATATTATCATATCAATGGCATAGAGATACTGTTAAAGAGTTCCGACTCTACGGCGATAAAGGTGGTAGATTACGTAGACTTCACAAGACCTGAGTTTGCTACCACTTATACAACATCAGTATCATTTGGTATACCAACCTCAACATTTGTTTATACGTACGGTGGTAATAAGCCATATAAAACACTACCTGAAGATCAATATACAAGAGTTTACGATAATGTTCCTGTTAAGGCTTATGCCCAAGAAATAGTAGGTAGCCGAGTAGTTTATGGTAATTATGTACAAAATAAAAAATTACCACAAATAAATTATTCAGTTAGTGTAAAACAAAAGCCGGATGATATTGCTGGTACAACTCTAATAGATAGCGCAGGAGTTGCAACGGGTGGTAAATACCCTCAACACTCATTAAAGCAAAAGAGAGCTTACTCCGTAGGTGTAGTTCTAAGTGATGTTTTTGGTAGGCAATCAAGCGTAATATTACCGGTCAATTCAAAGGATGCTTTTGTATATGCAACATATCTAAACTACTCCACAGCAATACGGCCTATATACACTAGCGATACAAACTTATGGAATGGATCAGGGTTATCAATAAATTTTAATGCACTAGTTGGTAGCTCATCAGTTATATCTTCTCCTTATAGTAAAAAGGTAAAAATAATAAACTGTATTACAGCAGTTGTATCAGGCAGTGTGTTGACATTGACATCAGCCACGTCTTTATTGACCATTGGTATAAATGATGGATTAATTGTTGGCGATTATTTAAGAGGTAAATATACTGAAAACACAGAAATATTAAGTTTATCGCAATCAGGTACAGGACCTTATACTACTACTGTAACATGCAAATTACCTATAAATGATACATTGTATACAACAGCATTAGCTAGCTCATTATTTAAATACGTTATAGACATAAATGGTTGGCATTCATATAAGATTGTAGTTAAGCAAGCTGAGCAAGACTATTACAACGTATATAATATGCAAGGAGTTTCAGTACAACCTACATTAGATGGTGGGCGTAAATCTTATTTAACTTTACATGGTGATAATATAAATAAAGTGCCCCGAACATCTATGGATGTGAACAGAGATTCCGGTATAACTGTTAGTAAACAAAAAATATATTCTAAAGTTACTATATCAGCTGGATCTGGCAACCCATCAATACAGCAGCAAGTCACAAATAAAGAGGCAATAAATGTGTTAAGTGTTGGTACAGCTAATGAATATGCTTTGTATTCTAGCGGCACGTCAGTATATTTAAGTGTTTATGAATCAACAAAGAACCATCTACAGGCTGAAATATATGATTTAAACAGAGAGTTTGGTATTGCTTTAACAGATGCATTAATAACTCCTAAATTAACAATATATGAAACTAAACCAACTATATCTAATCTTGATATATATTGGGAAACATCAACTAGTGGGTTAGTTGAGGATTTAAACTACGATCTATCATTACAGCAAGAGCCTGGTACAGGAGAATATGCAGATCAATTTGAGACACCCCCATCGGATTTTAAATTTTCTACATTAGATGGGGCATCCGATTCAAATTCATTTTCTGAAAGTTTAGCAAATGCAAGTCTTATACCTGATTTAAAAATAAAATATCAATTAGGAAATTTTGCATTAACTAATATTGAGATAGATAAAATATATGACGGAGCTGGAGTTGAATTGACTACGCCATTAAGTTATTTTACAATATCGTATACAAGCGGATATTATAGAATACGATTAAGTAAGGCATATAGATATAGCGGGTCAAATATTGATAGTCAAGTGTTTAAATTTTTAATAAAAGTTACAACAACCAATCCTGCCCCAGGAAAAGGGGGTGATATAAGAACACATTATTTTGGTAAAGGTTTTGATACGGAAGCCGGATTAACACTTAATTTAATTAACGCAAATCCATCTTTTATAGATACAAGTACAAATAATTCATTTTTATACAAAGGTAATGCCTCAAGTGAGAATCTTCAAGTACTCGGAACAACAACTAATTCAGCGGTCAACGGTTCGGCACTAGTCGGTTCTACTAAGGACGATTTAGTTTATTCAATAACCAGTATTGAAAGATTTTTAGATAATGGCTATGCGTATAAAACTAATTATACCGGTTCCAGCCCATACCCAAACTGGGCAGGTTCCACAGCAACTGCAACTATATTAAATCAGTCTAGCCTTGATTGGTTTGATTCTGTATCAACAACTGGTACCACAGAAAAAGTATTTAATGTTTCAAAATTAGGTACATCTGGACGATTATTAAATCTAATACCTAATGCTAGATATAAAATAAATATACAAGCAGTAGATTGCAATGGATTATCTGGGGCCATGACGGGAACTAAAAGTATTATATATGATCATAATAATGTTTCTATACCGATATTAAACGGATTAGATGCATATACATATCCAGCTATTCCTCTAGCGGTACCGTGGGCAATTAGAAACGCAGACATCTCGTGTTTTACAGATGGTACTCCTATAACCGAAGTTCAAAATCTCACAGAATTTTACAATCTAAAAAAAGCTGCTTGGTGCTATTATGGCAATTTAGCTTCAAATGGTGTGGAATATGGAAAATTATATAATTGGTACGCTGTAATGGGTATAACCACACCTGAATCGTCTACACCAACACCTACAGAAATTGCAGCAAGGAAAAAATTTGCTCCAACTGGTTACCATATACCGTCAAGCGCAGAGTTTTATTTTTTACAAACTTATATAAGCCAATTAAATGGCTCATATTTAACGGATACACTTAAAGAAAAAGGGACAGCTCATTGGGCGAGCCCAAATAGTAGTGCGTATAATGCTACTGGTTTTACGGCTTTACCAGCTGGTATAAATTACCGCGAGGCTTTTACTTCTCTGACAACTTTAACTTATTTTTGGACATCAAATACCGTTACAGCAAATGGGGCTGGAGCTTACGCATGGTATATAGACACTCGGACTGATGGTTTTGCGCGCGAAAATAGATTAAAACAGAGTGGTTGTTCCGTTAGATTCATTAAAGATAATCAGCCATTTGTTATTACCGGGACGCTTTTTAGTATCAGTTCTACAAATTATTTAATTAACTGTATCAGTAACCAAGTTGTGCCTTCTGGTATTCCTTTAACTGGGCTTGGTATAATGTGGAGTACAATTGAAAATCCATTGTATGCTGACAAAGTGGGAGTAACATGGTTATCATCATTGCCTGCAGATTCTTATGGGCTATATAATTTTAGTATTCTCGGGGGCCCTATACAGCCGGAGCATCGTAATAAAACATTATATTTTAGGATTATAGCCGAGACAGCAAGTGGATATGGGTATGGACATGTTGAAAGCAGGGTTTGTCCTGCTTAATATATAAAAATATAAGTAATAAATATAAAAAATAAACCATGGCAGTTACAATACCTATAGATTTCTACAATACGTTCATATTATCCAATATAGATAGCACGGTAGCAAACCAATGGCATATTGAAGAATCTAGAATTAATGGAGGGTTTAATGATACGCAAGTTGATTTAGGGGTGAAAGCCTATACAGTTGATGATACATATAATTATGAAGAAAAACATAATTCTTTGATATATTCTGGTGTAATAAATTCAACAACTAATATAAATAATAGCAATCAGTTTTCGATGGCTGATAGCATCGTAAAAACATTAGAACTTGCAAATGGACCAATAAAAAAATTATTTTCGGAAGATACAAATTTAACAATAATACAAGAAGATAAAGTAAGCGTTGCTTTAATAAACAAAAATGCTTTATTTAGTGCAGATGGGCAACGTAGTGTTACAGCGTCTTCTAATGTTATTGGTGAAGTACAGGAATACCAAGGTGTATATGGTACGGTTAATCCCGAGAGTTTTGTATACTATGGGGGTAAAAAATATTTTGTGGATAGAACACGAGCAGCTGTAATGAGGTTGTCGCAAGATGGGTTAACTGAGATTTCTGATACAGGAATGCACGATTTTTTTAGGGATAATTTAAAAAATTCCAAATTAGTTTATGGTATGTATGATATTCATAACCATAATTATGTAGTTTCAATAGTACCCAAAAACGATAGTGATTCTAAACAAACATTGTCGTTTGACGAGAATGCTAAAGGTTGGACAAGTAGATATTCTTATAAACCTGAATTTGGATGTAGTTTAAATAATTCATTTTATACTTTTAAATACGGTGATTTATGGTTACATTCGCAAGGTGTTATTAGGAATAATTTTTATGACTTACAGTATAGTTCCACTATAACATTAATAGTTAATGAAAGCCCATCTGTAGTAAAAAGTTTTAAAACAATAAATTACGAGGGTACCGATGGTTGGTGGATGACAGGATTAAAAACAGATACTGATGTTGCAATTCAAATTACGCCAAACAATTATACTAATTTAGCATTGAATATATCAAATGGTTATTTCTACGATGCCTTCGAGGATATGAACTACAAGGTTGGGTTTAATAAACTCGAGAATAAATATTTTGCTTACATAAAAAATGATACTCCTGTTAACGAAGAGGAAGTGTCATTCGGCGCAGATATATCTGGGGTTAAAGGTATATACGCTGAAATAACATTAATGAATACTGGGACCGATCAACAGAATTTGTACACGGTTACAACAGGATATAGTCAATCATCTTATTAAATTAAATGGAATTACAAGCTAGACAAATAAAAGAATCCGACTGGGATACCCTATGTGCATGGTGGAAATGGTGGAAATGGCCTAATATGCAAAAAGACATGCTACCTGAAAATGGTACGGGTGGTGTAATAATAGAAAAGAATGGAATACCAATAGTGGCTGGTTTTGTGTATACTAGCAATTCTAAGACAATATTTTTAGATTGGATAGTATCTAACCCAGAATACAGAGAAAGTGACCGTAAGGAAGCTATAGAGACTCTTATAACAGTTATAGAATTAACATTCAAAAACATTGGTTATAAATATGTTGTTACAATTGGTAAAAATAAAAATTTAATAGAAACACATAAAAAATTAGGGTATAGTGTTGATGAAAAAAGATCATACGAATTAATAAAGATATTATAATATGGGGGTAGCAACAGCAGTATCAGCAGGAATAGCGGTAGCGGGAGCAGTAAAGAGTGGGATAGATGCCAGTAAAGCAAAGAAAAGAGCAGCCGCTCTTTCAGCGCAAGCAGATGAGATGGCAAAAAATAGACAAGCAGCAATTAATCCTTATGCAAATATTACAAATCCATTTGCTAATTTAGCAGTCAATACAAAAGGGGCTGAGTTCAAATCAGAGCAAGCTGACGTGAGTTTAGCTAATTCATTAGATGCTATGAGACAATCTGGTGGAGGTAACGCTATGGCAACACAAATTGCAAAAATGGCATTAGAAAGTAAAATGGCTATCTCTATGGATATTGACAAACAGGAGGAAGAGAATAATAGGCTAAGAGCACAAGGAGAGGCAGATGTGCAAGCGAAGAAAGCTCAAGGTGAAGAATTTAAATTTAGCACACAAGAGGCTAGACAAACTGCTGATTTGAATAGAATAACTGGGTTGGCTGAGAACGAAATGCAGGCAGCCGCTGCTGGTAAAGCGGCTATGTGGTCTGGAATAGGTTCTGCTGCAGGAACATTAGCTACCGCAGGTTTACAAAAAACTACTACTACAACGAATAAAGATGGTTCAGTAATAAAAACAAGAGGATAACAATTATGTCATACGAAAATCCAAGATATATAGATCAAAACCCTAATGCTTTTGCGGAAGCATTTACAACTAGTTTTAAAGAAGGCCAAGCAAGACTAAAAGAAATTGAAGATAGAAAAAAAGAAAGAGATAAAGAAGCTATAGCTTATAACGAAAGGGTTGGCAGTATATTAAATCCTTACAGCGCTGAAAACGCTACTGCATTAGCTGGTATAAATAAGAGTGATGAAGCTGGGCGTACTGCTATAATTGATAGCTATAAAGAGTTTAGTAATTTAGCTCAATCAATAGCAAAGACTGGGGGTTCAATCGAAGAAAACCAAAAAGCTACAGAACTTAAGCAAGCATTAGGTAATTTAAATACAGCTAAGTCAACATTTGAAGCAACATTGCAATATAATAATGAGTTAGAAAAAAAAGGAGAGTTTAGTAATACACCACAAAATATTAGGAATAGACAGATTGCTAATGATTATGCTAGTGGAGTATTAAAGATGCACTTTGATCCAGAAACAAGATCTTATGTTTTGAAAAAAGATGGATCTGATGAGCCCCCAATTGCTCTTAACAATTTTATAGTTAATAAGGATTTCCTTAAGTACGATGCAAAAGTTGATCACTCTAAATTTGAGTCTGATATTTCAAAAATAGTAGAGAGCAAAGCACAGAATATGTTGAAGAACATAGAGACTACAACTAATGGTGGTGATAAGCTTAGATATTTGGTTATAGATCCAGATAAAGCGGTTAACGCATTAATGACTGATGATACTTTCACTAGTTATATAAAAGCAAACTCAGCTGATATATTTTATAATACGTTACACCATTCTCCAAATGATAAGTTACTATCACCACTTGAAGAAGGATATGATAAGCAGCAGGCTGAGATAACTAAGGCTTATGCAACTATGGTGTATAGCAATAATCTTTCAAAACCATATGCTTCTGGGGCTATTACGAATGTAACTCAAGATGCTAAAGACACTAGACAAAAATACTTAGACGCTGCAAAATATGGTAAAAGTGATAATAAACCAAAGGAGCAAACTGAGGCTGAAAAATTGAGGGTAATACGTGATAATATATACGGTGCAGCGGCGAAATTATCTGGTAAAGCTATGATTGACAAATTATTTAAGTTAAAAGGCGTTGAAGATAATTGGGAGCGTGTTGCTGGTAACCCGACTATGCTAAAAAGAAAAGGCAGTGGCGTAATAGAAAAAATCGACGTTTCAAAATTAAAATCCGTAGAGGCTTTAAAAGCTCAATTTGAACAATATTAATTAAATAAATATGCCAAAGATATATAAGGATGCAGTAGGCAAAGAATACTCTTATGATGATTTAGTTAAAACAATCGGTACTATAGAAGGTGCCGATTCTTTTATTAAAAGAAAGGGTATGAAATTAAAACAACCAGTTGATGTATTTAATAAAACAAAGAAGGTTGTGCAAGAAACTGAAAAGCCCAAGCCAATTATAGAGGTGCCAAAGCCTAAGTCAATTGTAGAGAAGCAAAAACCAATTGTAGAAAAACAAAAGCCAATTGTAAGCACCAAACCGGTTAGTGTCTTTGACAAGACAACTAAAAAACCATCGCTTTTCGAAACTAACAATAAGACTATTGATTTATCGGATCCATTAAAAATAAATGCTGTTTTTAGTCCAAAGCCAAAAGAAAAAGTAGTTATACCTAAAAAATATAATGTTGACTATAGCGACTTAATTGATAAACCGACTGAGTTAGTTAAAAATACTTTACAGCAAAGAATTGGTGATGACTATGAGGTTACTGTTGTGGAAAACAATATCATGAATCCTGGTGTTACTAAAAGGCAAAACACCGCAAAAATAAGATCTAAAAAAACAGGTGAAGTAACTTCTTTTATTCTGCCAAATACCTCAACGGCTAATACATTAGTAGGTCCAGTTAAAACAATTGAAAATCAACAAACGCAAACTGAGAAATCTAAAATAAATGATTTTTTAAATAGAAACAGTTTGGATAGCAAGTTGTATAAAACAACTGGTATACCAAAGTCAATGGTTAGTAAAATCTACGTAAAAAAGTATGATGAAGGGGATTTGACTGATGACGACATGGCGGATGAGTTAATGAATACTCGAATACCAGCTTTAAGGGGTTATTTCGCTAAAAACTTACCTAATATTGTAGACGAAAGTATTGGGGTAACACAATCATATAATAGAGCCCTTAAAGATCCTGAGGCTTTGCAAAAAATAAAGGATTACTTATATGATGAAAAAAAATTAGTTAAAGTATATGGTGTAGATAAAAGCTACACTGATAAAGTGCTATCTAAATATCTTCAGAAATTAGCGAAAGAAGAGCAACAAAAACTTAACGATGAAACTGGTATGTACATGGCTACATTACCTAATGCACCCGTATACTTCCGTGAACAATTTGCAAAAGAACAAACTGATCCTAAATTAAAAACATTAGCTCAAAAAGGTAATAGTATAGAATCTATAAAAACAAATCTATACGAATTAGAACAACAAGTGCTATCTGGTAAAAAAGTTGATCCTGTGTCACAAGCAAAAATGAAACAAAATTTGTTTGCACAAGAAAAAGAATTTGAAAAGTTACAAAAAGAAGCGTTTGGTAAAGACACAAAGTTTTATATGAATAATATGAACTTTAGTCATGTAGCGCCGTCAAATGTAACTAGTAAAAACTCTGACAACGTATCTGATATATCTACTGAAGTGCATACTGCACTAGCATTATATGCTGGTACACCAAGAGAGGGATTACAAAGAGCTTGGATCGATATAAATAAAAAATGGTACGGTGTAAAAAAGCACGGCGAAGAGAAAATAAATGTTGTAATAAAAGGTGGACCAAAAGCTGTTCCTGGAATAACTTATGGCGGTGAGTCATCTTTAGACCTTTTTGAAATAAAACGTGTTGCATTAGCTAATGGAGCAGAAGTAGCCTATAATAAAAAAGGTGAAATGATTATTAAGAATATACCTAGAAAGGTAATAGACAGAGAGACAGCATCTAAAAAAGATCTTACAGTATTTAGTTTTAAAGGTAATGAAAAACCTCAGAATATTGAAGAGGACTTAAATGCATGGAAGCAATATTCTAAAGGTGTTGTTGCGGATAGAACCGCACTTGGTTATTTAAATGTTTTTAATGTTAAGCCAGAGAGTATAGATTTAGGTTTTAAACAATCTGGTATAAATTTTGTTAAAACATTAGGTAACGAATTAATTAAATCTGTTCTACCTGCAGACTACCGTACTGGTGAAGCTAATGAAGGGTTTAAAATACAAACGAATAGAACAATAGCCGACAACGTTAGTAATGTAGCTGCTATAAACAATCTTAAATTAGACGATAGAGATAAAAAACATTTAGAGAAGAATTTAGGTGAAGTAATATCTCAAACAACGACTGGTATAATTCCTGTTGTTGCAAAACTTGCGGCTGTAGAAGCTGCTACAGAAGGTGCTGGTACCATTGGAGCGTTTACAAATGCTGGTAAAAGTATAAAAGCATTATGGAATACATATAAAGCTGGTAACGCTTGGCAAAAAGGTGTTTATCATACTACAAAGATAGTATGGGAAGAGGCTAAAATGCAAGGTGTATTAGATGCAAAAGCTGGGTCTGGAGCAGGTTTTTATATTGGTGGTAATTTAACCAGGTTTAGATTATCAAACCTTCCTCCAAGATGGAGAATGATAAACAATGTTGTTAATACGGGTTTATCATCTGGTATTGGTGGTGTTGCTGGTGGTAAGGTTGGAGGAATGTTAGAAGGGGCTATAAGTGATATAACCGGTAAACAAGAGTACAAAGATTTTATAGAAGAGCATTATGGTACACTTGGCGGTGATACCAAACAAAACATTGCAGATGCTATAGTATTTGGTGCATTAGGGATTAGCCATTTAAAGGCTAATGATCTAAAAAGCATCGGTAAAATTAAAGCCTCTATAAATGAAGTGCAAGGTAAGATAGACAAATTAGACTCTGAGAATGGAGAGTTAAATGCTAGTCTTACATATTTCAATCCTGATTCACCTGAATATAAACAGATGGATGAGAGGATTAAAAAAATAAAATCTGAAAGAAGTGATCTAGTATCTGTTTTAGAGCCAATGAAACAAATACAATGGAACGAAGATCTAAGATATACTTTAG